CGGTGCTGACACCAACGTCAAAAGTCACACTAGAACCACCAGCTTCAAGGACATCAAGGCAACCACCAAGAACAATCGAGTTGTCCGGCAGGTCAATCACTTTGATGACATCGTTAGCTGTAAGGTTTGCATCAGCAGCGTCAAAGATTTTTGACTGCACGATGTAAGGACGAATCGCATGAGCGGGATGTCCTACAGTTCCCCCACCTGTTATGGTGAAATCAATAGTAGCCATTTGCTAATCTCCCTTATGCGAAGTCAATGACGCCACGGACAACAGCTTCTTGACGCAGTACTTTGCGACCAAAAACGTGAAGTCCACGAATGACATCAGAGAATGACTCAGTTGAACGAACCACTTCGGTTTTAGCGATGTGGGATGCAGTCGATACAGCAGACATGTGACCCGCGAGAACAACGTTCTCAGAGCCGTCTGTTGCAAGAGTTGCGGAGCCGTCAGTCAGAGTTACTTGGTCAGTTCCACCTGTGCTGTTTAATGCAGTAGACTTGTAACAACGGAAACCAGCAAAAGTTCCCGGAAGTGCAAGACCATTACGCAGCGGAGATGTAGCATCACCAGTTACCTGAACTTCAGCTAACTTGTTGCCAGCTTGGAACATCTTCTCGTAGAAGATTGGAGGTGCTACAAACCAACGGTTTTCTTCAGGCACAGATTGGTCGTCAAGTAGACGAGCCATAGCAAGCAACAAGTTAATGCCGTTGTCATCTGTTTCAACGTTGATAGGAGCATTAGCTGTTCCTAGTGTACCTGCTGCTATAGTACTAGTTAAAGTAGTACCAGAAACAGCAGACGATGCAATACCAGCGGCATCAGAGATGTGCTGTAGAACGGCAGCATCATACTTACGCTTTAGAGCAAACGCACCAGAAGAGGTGGCAAGTGCTTCAAAGTTTACGTGTGACTGACGCTCTTCGATGTCGTCAATTTTAAACGCAAAAGCGTTTGCATTGTCAACAACCATTGTGATTTGGTCATCAGCTAAATCCTGCGGGTTTACAACAGAACCCCGCTGATATGCTGTGACTGATACAGTCGGCTCTTTAATGATACGAACTGTGTCGCCAAAGTTTTCAATTTCGCCTGCGTAGTCGGTGTTTGTAATATCTTCTACAACCGAAGCACGACGGAAGAATTTGAGAACCTTTTGGCTAAAGATTTCTGGTGCGAAATTACCTGATGGTAAGTTTCCGTAACCAGAGGATGTAGTGAAAGCCATTAGCTTTTCCTTCCAGTTTTGAGGTTTATTTAAGAGTTAAAGTCGAGTCGCCCATCAGCCCTTGCAGAGTCTATTTCGCTTTCTAGCTTTTCAAACTCCCAAGGTTTCATCTTGGCGATTTGTGTGGCTGTGAAGATTCGTTTATCACCACTTGCTTCGTTAGTAACATCTCTAGATTTAGGAGAGGATACTGAAGCTGCAGCATCAGCTTGGGATTTTTTAGCACGTTTTTTAGAGATGCCAGCGTCTACTTTGTAGAGGTCAATAACTCTAGACGCTAACTTAGCATCCGTGTTGTTCTTTAAAATACCATCAGCGATACTGCCGGGTTGGTCTTCAAGCCAACTTAAAAACTTCTCATCTACACGAATGTCATCAAAGTCAGGATGAGAGTTTAATAGTTGTTGGTATGCAGCTTGCGCCCTAGCACTTTGTTCTTTTTCTTTAAAAGATTCTAGTTCTTGTTCCAGAGACTGAGCTTTTTCCCCTGCTTTCTTTGTTGCAATAGTTTCTACAACATCGTACACATCAGGAAATTCTTGTCTAAACTGTTCAAGTTCTTCTTCAGACTTTGGTAGAGGTATGTGTTGGCGAGTAGCTTGTGTAAGGGTCGCCTCTAACTCTTTTTCCTTGTCCTTAAATTCTTGAATCTTACCGTCGTAGTGTCGTTTTAAATCGTCATAACGTTTCTTGTAGTCATGTCCGGCTTTTTCTTCACCACTAACGAAGCTAGGGTCTGTTTGTTCTTCTTCAGGCTGGGCCTGTTGCTCAACATTCTCCTCATCGTCGTCATCAGAGTAAACATCTGCTTTATACGAGTTCTTGTAGAGACTGTCGTTGTTTATTGTTCCAAAGGAATCATTTGGTTTGTTGCTGCGATGACCGCGAACTTTTTTTTGTGCCATTTCTTTACCTCATAATGCGGGGCTACTTGGCGTGTAGGTAGCCGCTTCGGTTATGTCAGGGCCGCAGTAGTGCGGGTAGCTGACTAATTTGGTCTAGGAGTCGGGAGAGACATGGTTTGTGTCTCTATGTTAGAGTACCACTCTAGAGCCTTTTTAGCTCGGTTGTACTCAGCGTCTCCCTTGTCTTTAATCCTAGCTAAGAGGCCCTTTTGTATGGAATCTTTTATATTATTTGCCTCTTTATAGGTAGTCATAAACTTTAAATACCTGCCTTTAGGATGTTTTTTTGTTTTCTGTAACGCTCCTAAGTAGGCAGCGGAAAACATAACGGCTCTGTCTGGGTCAGGAATGTCTCTGTACTGTGGAAACATCCTATCAAACTCACCTAATTTTTTGTCGTACACTATCTCGTTTAGTAGAGCTAATTCTTCACCTTCTATCCTCAGAGGTTCAGCTTTAAGAACTGCTCTTGCATCATCATCTTTTTTGTTTACGTAGGGTACCAGTTTAGATATAAGAGAGTCCGGTAAATTCATGTTCTCTAAATCTGATAAGCTGTGTTGACCAACATCAAATCCCATACCGATAGTAACGCCGCTTTCCACGCCTGTTGTTTTTTTAGGGACGTACCCGTCTTCTGGGTTACCCTCTAACAGTAAAAGTAAATCACGGGACTGAGCGTCAAAACCTTGTTTAGCTATGGGAACTTCAGGTGTAGCCAGCATACCTTGGTCTAGAAATGATTCTGAAAGTGGCACCTTGGGTTCGGTGTTTTCGCTCGTAGGTGGCACTGTAACATTCGGAGTCGTCAACTGAGGCTTGGCTCTAAACATACCTAAGAAGCCAGTGTTGCCGCTAGATATAACGCCCGTGTTTCCAGAGCTTATACCACCTAAAGCTAGACCTATCGTCCCGCCCATGTTAGCTTGACGCTTATCTACTTCTGGTTTACCCAAATCATTTAAGGAGTTTAGAAAGTTGTAACCGAGCTTTTCAGCTTCTTCAGGTTCTATGATTACTTCGCCCTTGGACAGAGCTACGTCTATTAGACCACCTTCGTTACCTTCTATTGTATTACTTTTGCCAGAATTGTCAACCTCTGTAGGCAGGTACCCCTTACCTTGGAGTCTTTCTACTGTGGGTGCGTTCAATATAAAAGAACCGTTTTTGACGCTGGTATGAACCGTATCAGCTACTGTTTCTTCTTTGCTGTAGTTATCAGGAGAGCCTCCGACAAATCCTGTCCCTTGAGCAGGCAAGTCAGTTATACCACCGTTAGCCATGCCGACGCGACCACCTTGAGCGTAGTCATCCGGGTCAAGACCCTCATTGTCATCAACATTGTCAAAGGCAGATTCTTGTGGCCCATCTGAAGGCGTAGAAACCGAAGGCCCGGAGTCACCGCTGTCATCCCCGAATGATGGTGGTGAGTACGTAACAGGTGCCTCGTCGTATCCGCCTGTGTAAGTGGTAGTAGTCTGCGGTTCAATATCCTCGTATCCACCGTAATCTTGGTATACTCTAAAGCCTTCAGAGCCGGGGCCTTTACTTGTAACAATCTGTCCTGTGTCTGCCATTTGAGATACAGCACCAACAAACCCCGGAAAATTTCTTCCTTCGTAGTATCCGGTAGTAGGACTTAAATACGCCCCACCAAGCATACCACTTTTAGTAGCAGTACTCATTTGAGAGTCTAGTATCATGTCCTCATATACGGAACGCCCTCTTATCATATTGTTAGACATATTAACTACGTTAGTTGAATTGTCTACGTAGGACTCGTAGGCATCTCCTAAATACCCACCACCCTTGCCGCTATCAGTTAAATCTTGCATTTCGTTTATTAACTGAGTTTGAGTGCGTCCGGTTGACTTTACAAAGTTAGCAACATCACCTATTATGCCGTCAGGAGTAAGCGCAACAGCTTGTCCACCACCTAGTGTAAATATACCGTAGCCCGGTACTCCTTGCGCTGCCTTTGCTGCAGCGTCTTGTAGAGCAGGCTGATTCTTTTTTGCTATGGAAGACCCTATGCCTGCAAATGCATCTATAAAAGGTACGCCCGTACTTGGCGCACCAGTTAAAACTTCGTTTCCTGTAAGTATATCAAAGCGAGTATTTATGCCAAAAGTACCTTTCGCTGCTTTTGTAACAGCGCGACTCAAGTTTGACTTAATTCCTTGTGCAGAAAATGCAGATACTTCTTTTTCAGCTTCTAACGCTCTTTCTTCTGCGTACTTCTGAGATAGAGTAGCCATATCCACGGGAGCAACTGTTCCTACTCGGTACGTATCCCCACTACCACTAAAGAGGTTTACACCGTCGGGTATACCGTCGTTATTTAAATCGACTATTCTGTTGCCGTCAGTAGGTTCTGGACCTTCGTAAGCACCGCCATCCCCGGAAAGAGCAGTCGCATCTAATATCTTTTTAGGGTCAGTAGTAATTCCTGCTGCCTCTTGAGCAGCCCTAGACACACCTGCGTAAGGTGCAAACGACCTATCATATCTTTGCTGATAGGCAAAAGCACTTGGGATACCTGCTGGTCCTAGCCCGGAACCAGTTAGTCTCGCAACATAACTTTTGAGTATATTAACCACTCGTGTCTATCCTTACGGCTACTTCGTAATCAGCCTTCAGTCCCTTCAGCATTTCCAGTGAAGTTATCTTCCCCTGCAGCCGGAACACTTCCAGTTCCGACCGTGCCGCCACCAACCCCCGAAGCGTCATTTGGATTTGCTCCTGCAGGTACTGGTCCAGACTGTCCCATGCCTCCTTGTTGTTCATTAGGGGACTGAGCTTGCTGGCTTCCTTCTTGTTGAACATTCTGTAATCCTCTTAGTATCTCTGCAAAAACTTGTGCTTCGTTTACGTCGTTTACTAGGCTGTCGGGGTCTATGTCTTGAGCGATAGCTAACTCTCTTACAAGATTAGGTATCTTAATAAACGGAGCAAGCGTAGGGTTTGAAGCTGTTTGTAAAAGAGTAGTTAGCCTTTGACTGCGTACTTCCTTCTGCATAACGGCAGCTACACCACGAGGTTTAATTTCTAAATCGCCTTCAATGTCAGGAGAGTCCTCATTAAACTGCATGTTCCATTGAAAGTACGCTTCGCCTAAGGGTTTAAGAAGCTGGTCGTCGATGTTCTTAATTACTGTTTTAAGAGATAGGCTAGCTCCCCCTAACAACATAGACAAGCCAGACGCGGTACGTCCTGTTCCTGCTACCCCAGTTTGACCGTGCATAATAGACGGCAATCCTGTTTCTTCATCCGCAAGCTGCCTACTAATCTGATACATCTGAATGTTTTCAGGAGCAGTGTTAGGAAACTTTAGACCGTTGATGGCTGTTCCTGTTACGCCAGACTGACGACGGAATATCTTTCCGGGAAAGATGTCCATGTTTTGTCCGGGAACCAAGGATGCTTCATCAACATCAAACACAAGATTACCAGCAAGTGCAAGATTGTCGATTGCCATACGAACGTGTCCGTTCATAAGCATTTGAGCGTCTTCCATGTTCTCTGCTACACCAACACCCCATATCTGATAGGGGTTAATCTCGTATGGAAATACCTGATACGGAATACGAGCAGGTGTGAAAGGATTTAGGACACAACGAATAACCGTATTACCACACAACCATATATTGACTTGAACTTGGTCCATAGGGCCTATGTTGTAATCTGTATCTAAGCCTGCTTCACTAGCAAACTCAGCATCTAGAACACCCCAGTATTCTAGAACTTCGTAACGTTTTTCTTTATAATAGGATTCAGTTTCGTCTTCTCTTATAGTATCTTCGTAGTACTTATCTTCATAGTTAGCTCCGTTTGAAAGGACATCTTCTATGGCTTCTTTTACAAAGTGGGGGTGATTTATAAGGCCTCTAAGCTGCTGCTTGTTCATGCGATGACGTTGTATAACGTACTCACAGTCTTCAATGCTTGTTGCAGACGGGTCAGGATGAAAGTCCCAGATTGGAACGTGTTCAATACGCGGAACTACCTTTTCGTAGGGGGAGTATACTCTTTCTCCCTCTTCGTTTCTTTCCCACTTGTGTACTCTTTTGTAAAAGTTAAACGGACCTTTTACTACACCTGTTCCTAATAGAGACGATTCAAATATAGCACTTCGTAAAACATTAACAGCACTTGTATCAAGTAGCTGGTCATGTATCTGCTTCTCCATGCTTAAAGCAGTCTTTTGAGCAGGGCTAATCTGAGGTTCTCCCAAAAGGGAAGGGCCGGGTTTAAGATTAGCGTTCTCGTACCTCTGTTTTAGTCCACCTAAAAAGTCACCAGAATTGTCCTGAGGCTGTCCAAAGGGTACTTCACGACCATCTCCACTGAACCCATAAGGGTCTATAACGTCGTCGAGAGGTGTGCCAAGGTGTGCGAACTCTTCTATTCCTTCAGGAACAGGAGTGGGTTCAATAACAAGAGGAAACTTCTTATTAGCAAACAGAATATCAACAACTTGACCATAAGCGGCAAGAACCTTAGTCTTGGTAATCTTAATGAATACCTTTGACTTTTCAGAGTCACGATACTGAGTCGTAGAGTCGTAAATTCCTCTGAAGTTCTTATACGCTTTTATCCAGCGTTGTTCATACGCATAACGACCATTCTCTGCATCTTCTAACTTACCTTTGATATGCCCTACAAGGCCGGGCATTTTAATCTCAGGTTCGAAAACGTTTACAGTGGTGTCATCAGCAGGTTCTAAGAAGTTATCAGACATATGGAGTCCTAGCTAAAGTAGTTTCTATCGTCAGCCATTTTAAATAATGATGCTTCAACAGTCGGCTTAGTCTGCTTTTTAGGCATATCTTCAGAGATTGGTCCTTGCTTTACGCGGGTGTCAAATTCAAGACCTTCGCGGTACAGCTTTGATGCGCCTTCGTCTGTATCAACACTTACTTTATCAGAGTTCATAATGTACGATGCACCGTAGTTGTAATTATTGTCTGGCATTTCTGCCTCCTTGTGGTTACATAGATTGGGTTAAAAATGAGCCAGTCATTGGGGTTTCTTGTCCTTGCTCTGCGGCTCGTGTGGCAAGGTTTACTTTTTCTTTTGCGTTTCCTGCGGATAACACACCTTGATTGGTAGGTGGAGGAGCTTGTATCTGTGCTTGTGGTCCGGGAGTTTCACTTGGTTGCATAGACTGCTGCATCTGGTTAAGCATAAGACTAGAAGGACGAGTTATAAAAGAACCTGCTTTTCTTGAAAAGTCTGCCGCACCTTCTGGGTCAGCTACTGCGCCAGTTGTCATCTCTCCTACTATTCCAGCAGCACCGCCGAGTGTACCTAGAACACTCTGCTCATCTGCGCCTGTCGCGTCACTAACAAACTCTCTGCCTTTTTGTTCGGCAACGTCCATACCTTCGGGGTCGAGTACGGCAGTGGCAAGACCACCTACAGGACCCGGTATACTAGACAAACCCGTTTTTGCTGCCGCTAGCATACCAATTCCTATAGACTTTAAATCTTTAGGGTTTACAAATTTGGAAGTAAAGTAGTCGAGTACGTCGTCAAACTTGGATGCAGCATCAACAGCTTTTTGTGTTTTCTTTTCTGCTCTGTACTCGCCTTTTAATTTAGCTACTTGGTCAGCTACGTCTAAGTTGCTTCTCAGCTTCGCTTCGTCTATAGGCGGTGCATCTGCTATTCTACCTAGAGATTCTACTTCTTGTTCTTTAAGCTGTGCTGTGCGTGTACGTGCAGCTTGGTCAATTTCAAGCATCTCTGCTTCTGTTTTTAGACGTGGTGCAGAGGTAGTAGGCTGACCTCTGAAGTCTTCATCTAACGCTGGGAATAAGTTATTACCCTCTGAGCTAAGACTTGATACGTTTAAGTCAAAGGTGCTATTAACCAGCAAATTTACGTTAGGTACACCTACGTTTTTTGCGTTCTGGGCAAGTAGTGTTTCCGTTAGCTGACCCAGTTCTCGTCCATCTGCACTAGCAGAAAGATAGGACGTACCGCTGACTCCGGGTTGCTTGTGACCTACATAATCTTCACGCAGTGCGGGGTCAACTTTAAATTCTCTAGCAAGCTGGTCTTGAACTGCAGAACGAATGTCTGTAAGTTGCCACGCTGCAACACCAGCTTTATTCTTTGGAATTGCGGTTGGAAACCGCTCTTCTACAATAGGTGCAATATAAGTTTTGTGTGCTTTACGAACTCTATCAGGAGTAGTGTCAAATAACTTAGTGTCTTTAAGTGCTTTGCCCGGAGACGCGGCTTTAGCTTTATCAACTTGATTAGAAAGAAACTCTGCCATAGCACCTTCGTAGGTTATGGCATTACGCGCCTTGTTTCCTCTTTTTACGCCTTTAATTTCTGCCGTTAAGTTTCCTGTGTCAGGATTTTCCGATATGATTATATCATCTAAGGTTAAAGGCGGAGTAGTATATACCCCCTTATTTTTAGTACCTAGTAAGGTTTCTACACGAGCGACCGTGTTCTTGTGGAAAAAAAGAAACGCCTTTGTGTCAGGGTCTACATTGGAACCCATATTACCGAAGGCATCCGCGTAGGCGTTGTCAAGTTGTTTTGACGGAATAGACCCTTGCATCGGTCGTGCGCCACGGCCTTGACCGCCACCTAGCCCTGCCTTTTTTGCTACACCACCTGCTCCTGAAACAGTCTTATAGTCGTAATCAAACGTAGCAAAGCCTGCGTTCAACTCTTTTTCTAGGCCTTGCATAGGACCAAAAAATTCGGCTGTAGTTGTACCTTTTGCTGATAAGTCCTTTTGAAATGCTTGGGACTTCACAGTCTCAAAGTACAAACTATCAAGAGATGCAGAAGGAATCTTATCTGAATCGACCGCGTTTCGTAACGCTCTTATCCTACTTGTGCGACTAGGATTGTCTAGCACGTCTTCACGGTTCATCGCATAGTCAAACGCGTCACCCATAGTCAAGGTGCCGTCTAGCGTCTTTTTTTCAAAGGTTGCTAAATCCATTAGTAACCGAATACCTCATCTTGTACTTGGTGGACGTGGTTCTTAATCGCACCCAGTT